CTATTTAAAAGTTCTTTGTTGTCGAAAGGCTCAAAGTATGTACTATTTGCAGACGTATAGCTATTTGTTTTCTTACAATAAAACATATTTTTAGTATTACTATCGTAGTAAGCATTTCCCGCTATTTTTTGTCCATAACTACTAATCAATCCTCCATATTCTTTCACTCCTAAACTTTCCGCCAACCTGTGACCTTCCATGAATTCTCCAGACCTAAGACCGAAGCTAGGTTTCCCAGTTATATTATTCCAACTTAAATTCAGTCTTTCCAAAGCATCCTTAACCTTTTTAACTGCTTTTGAAGTCGCTAGCGTACTAGAGCTATCTAAGTCATCTGCATCGGATTTTGATAAGTTAAATCCGCTCAGTTTAGAGATTTTAGGCTCTTTTTCTGAAATTAAAGAAGTTAGTCTATTAAATAAATCTAATGCTCCTTTCGCAGTAAACAATTTATTTGAATCATTTTCAGTAAGATTCGTTTTTTCTAAATTGAACCCGGATTTTTTATAAAAACTCGGCTCTTTGCCGTTTATCTGCTCTTGCAAAGATTGTTTCAAGCTTACTAAATAATCTTCAATTTTATTCCAGCTTTCTTTAAACCAATTCCGGAATTTTCCTTTTGTGGATGCTTTGTAGACGGGAAGCTTCAGTTCTTGCGTTACTTCGTCTATTTCTTCCCGGTATTGCGGATCCTGAATCCATCTTGCCATATCTTCCTCCTTATTCCCTTGCTAATGTAATCTTCTCAATTTCTGTTAATGTCATTTTTTCAAGTTCAAATAGCGTATAGTCTTCAATGTAAATTTCTATATCTACTTGTAAGCCTACTCCCGCCGCTTTTAGCCTTTTTATATTTTTTAAGACCTCAGACTTACTAATCGTATCCGGTATCTTAATAACGATTTTTCCAGATAATTCTTTTAGGACGAAATTTTCAATCGAAATATCATAATATTCCGATAAAATTCTTCGTATTTCATAAGGACTTCCAAAGAAATTGAAGGTGGGTATTTCAAACTTAAGAATTTTTCTATATTCTTCATCCGTTCTCCCTAATCTTGCTATTTTAAAATTTCCTCCAAGTACATCAAGCATGTGTCCTTTTGATTTTTCTAAATCATTAAAATAGTTTAATTCCTGCCACATATTCGTGACATTGATATGTTTTTGTTTTAAGATTTCAAAGAGTTTTCGAACATACTTTGTGTCGTGATAAATATGCGGTATTCTTGCCAAATTCAACTTCATCTAACTCACCTCAGCAGATACTGTGATATTTTGAGCTTGTACTACTGCAATTTCTTTCTTTTTCAAAACATAATCAACTGTAGATAAATAGTAAGAAGAGTCTCCAATTTTAATCTGAATTGTTTTAATTCCTCCCGTCGCTTTGTAGATTTCGCCAAGAATTTTATAAAGATAAATCGTGCCTTGTGGTTCGATTGTGTCAATATAATCTTGCACAATTTTCTTGATTTTTTCTACATACTCTTGAAGCCATAAATCTCGAATTGCCGAAATCGTAATATTGACATAGATTTGTTTTTCAATCGCTCTTGAAAATCCGACCGTAATATCATCAAATTTCTTTGTGACATCGCCAACAGTTCGTATTCCTGCAAGCTTGTAATCATACAAAGATTGTAAAATATTTTCATCCGTATCCCCCAAACAGACTGCTTCATATGCGTGAGGGAGTCTTCCGTCTGAGTCAGTTAAGTCAGTATCATTTTCAATCACTTGGCATTTTTGCACATTCGTATTTTCTAAAATATAGTTCTTAATCCCTTCTGTTGTGAAAGAACTCTTTCTATCTATTCTCTTCAAATACCGCTCTCTTAACTCCGTATCCGTTTCTTTGTCTTTTCCACCTACAGCAGGAAGGGTATTTGTAACACTACTAATCCCCGAAATAATGCTTGTCATTTTCGTAATCTGCCCGACATTCACATTATTTTCTTTTCCAACATTCAAAGAAATCACATCGAGTTCAGTTTTACCTTTTTGGATTTTTAAATCTTCAGCGTTTAAAGTTACAAACTTTTTTCCATCCACCGTTTCCACGCCCCAAGCCTGCGGAATTGTGGTTTCTGTGGATGCTGTTATTTGGATCCGGCTTTTTGCTCTAGTTGCTTCCATCCAGCTCATGTTCAAATGGCTTGTAATAGCATTCAAACCACTTCCTACTGCTGTATATACATTCAGATTATTGTATACAGACAAGCCTTCTAAATAAGCATCATATTCTTCTGCAGCGTCAAATTTTAGAAGGGGAATAATCACATTACTATCCGTCTCCCGGATATTTGGTTTTACAGTTTTAAATTCAGCGAGTTTCCTTTGATAGATTTCTTCTAGCGTTGGAACAACAAAGCCTTTTTCTGTTATCATAATGTGTACACCTCTCCTTTTATTTGTATTTTTGCTACGATTTCATTATTTACAAATTCAATACTTTCTATCTTATCAATTTCATATTTGGAAATTGTTTTGATAAGTTCTTGAAGTATTCTTGAATGGTTGTTCTTCACTTGCAAGATCCCAGTATTTTTTTCATTTAAGTAAGGAACTCCATAGAGGGTATTTAATGCCCATTGTTCCTTATTTTGCTCCAATTCTATTCGAATGGCTTGTATAATATCCTCCGTGCTTTCCACAAGCTCACAAACTCCATTCTGATCAAATACAATGTCGCAATCTTTGTCTAATTTAATACTTGTCGCCATATTGCCTCCTAACTAGCGGAATCTGTCTGCTCTGGTAACTCTCCTCCTGGTTTATATTTGTGTGTATGCCCTTTTAGGCTAATACCTCCACCCGTTACATCCACACTAGCACCTACGGAACCCTCTACCGATACATTTCCACTTTGTTCTGTATTGCCTACCTGTGTTGTATTACCATTGTGTGTCAAGTCCCCGTTTAATGTAATGTTGCTGTTTATAAACATTTCATTGGATCCAGTTGTAATAGTAATATCTCCATTTCCTCTAATTTCTATACGAGTTCCTTTTCCTTCGAGGATGATGTCTTCAGCATTTTCTTCATACCCATTTTCACAAGAGCCTATAATATATGGCTCGTTCAGACTAAACCGCTCCAAACTTGTATCTTCCGACAAAGTAGCTTCGGAAAATCCAATCCAAACTTTATCTCCAGCTTTTCGAGGAAATTGAAACTTCCATCCTCCAAATTTAAGGAAGTCTAGTTTCACATCAATAAGAGGTGGATAAGACATCACTTGCCCACATAGCTCTCGCTTTGGAATAATTTGTACTGTGCAAGTCCCAGCCGCATGATTTACTTCTGTAATCACAGCGGGTAATGATGTATGAATTTCATTATTCGCATCTTGTATCATTGCTTGTACAAATTCAATCATTCTACAACCTCCAGCATGGCATTGACATAAAAGCTAGAAACATCTCCCGCCACATAGCTACATTCCTTTACCACGCCTTTTCCGCTCCACAAAGTCGATTCTACCTCAATGAGTTGCCCAATTTTGACCAAAGGAACTAAAAAGGCTTCTATACTGTACTTTGGCTTTTCTTTATTTTTGCTTTTCTCTTTCTTTGCTTTTTTGCTATCCTTCTTTTCTTTTTCTGCTTCCGCTTTTTCTTCTTTTTTGTCTACTCTAACCAATCCCTGTTCACTTCCTAATTTTAGAACGTTGCTATATGCTTTGCCCGGTTTCTTAAATTCAATCGTGCTATCTGTAAATCTTGCAATGGTTCCTGTATCTTTTGCAAGTACAGAAACGACGTTAGATAGCCTGTTAGAAAATGCTTTTCCGTTCGGATACACCGTATCTTTCCCAAGCTCTTTTATATCAATTTTAAAAGGTACTTGTTTTTCCAACTGCTTTAATATTTCGCTAGCTTTGATACCTGACTTGAACTGCATATTGACTGGAGTGTTCGTGTAAGCCCTGTTATTAGGACTTGCAGTAATTGTCGTTACCATGTCATTTTCACTTCGATTGGTACTCACACTTTCCACAATCCCAGCAAAAATCACCCCATGCAACTCACGATAGCCGGCATCAATTGTCACGGCTTGATTCGCTTGTAGCTTATTCTTTGTTGTTTCGGATAAGTTATAGATGCGGATTGTGGCGGTATCAGACTTATTATCATCCGTGCATTTCACATCAAACTCGACATCCAAATCTTCATAATCAAAGATTAAGCCACCAACTGTAATAATTCGTACTTGTTTCCATAACTTTGCCATTATTCCTCCTCTCCAATCAAGAAAAATTTGTAGTCTTGATTCAAGTTTTGCGGAGTAATCAAGTCTTTTTCTTCTGCATAGTCATTTATCTTAATACAGCGTAATTGGTAAGGGAGAGTATTCCAAGCCAAACTCAAGAAATCGACATTAGGAACTAAGCGGAAAAAGCCTGTCATTCGATTTTCGGCTCCGTCCAATACAGAAACATACATATGATGATCTATGTTGTTATAAATCATATCTAACTTCAAATCATTACCAATGTCGGCAATAATCCCATGCTCTTCAATTCCTGTGACATCAATTTCTAATGCTTTCATTTTCCCCCCTCCAGCTTAAAAAAGATTTTTCCATGCTGTTTTCTTTCTTTCCCTTTGTTTTTCTGCTATTTTCACATTTTCTGAGCTTGTAGGAGATTTTACAGCCGCCGCTGTTCTTTTCTTCTTTCCACCCGTACTCCCTGCTTTTTTGTAATCTACTTTACTATCTGTCGCTTTAATTTCTGCGACAGATATTTGTCGTAAAGTAATATAGTAAGTAAAGCAGTTCTTTCTATCCGCTTGCTCCAATTCTTCAATATTTTCAATGACTATGTTTTGATATAGATCTCGTCCTGCATAATAGAACTCGATAGGTTCCCCCATTTCAAGCATTTTTTCAAGGCTTTGACGGTTTAACATATAGTCTCTGCTATTGTCTACGACTGTCAGTTGAAAAATCAAAGGCTCTTTTCTAACCGTATCTGAAATATTAAAGCCTTTTTCCACCCGTCTATTCGTAACAGTCGCCGAGATAGATCTTGATTTGTCTGAAATAACGTGAAGCGGTATCCCTCCTAACAAAGACTTTTCTTTTATTCCTAGAAAATTCTTTACTAAGGAAGTCGCTTCTTGCTGTAATTGTCCAAATAAGCCCATACTAAGCCTCCAATCCTGCTAACGTGAAATTTCCACCCACTTGGGATTTCCAACGTTGTTCTTTTTCTTTGTCATTTTGCTTGATTTTTTGTTCTATTTGCTCTGCTACTTTCTTTGCATCTGTAGCTTCATAAATATTGAAAACTTGCTTGGATTTGTCAGTATAATTTAGCGGTACCTGACTTTCTTTTTTTAATCGCACAGACGGTTTTTCTAGCATTTGAGCCACCTTTTCTATATCATTTTTTGGAAGCCTTGCAGTATTCAACAAACTTGCAGCTTCTTGAAATTCTTTCTGTCTTTTTTCTTGAATCCCGGCTTGATAACGATGTTGAGTATCTGTCATATTATCCGCCGCATGGTTCAAAGTTCCCCATCCATGCTTAATATTTTGTATCCCACCATTATTGAATTCTTCTAAATGATCATGAATTGAGTCTGGATCTATCATGATATTCCCAGTTAATTTTATTGCATCCCAACCAGTTCTAATAGCTCCAAAGACCATTTCCGTAATCCCAACTCCACCTCGCATAATTTCAAAGAAATTTTCAAAAGTAGCAGTTAAAAATCCAATTTTTTCGATTGCCTGATCGCTCGGACTGATTAAATCATGCCAAAAATCATTGATTTCCTTTCTCAAATCATCAAACTTATAATCTGCTCCTGTGAATGCAAAAATGGCATTCATAGCATCTTCTGTAAAACTTTCTTTCCCTTGAAATGCTCCAAAGATGTCTTCAATCACTAAGAAAGCTCCTGCTATTGGGAATTTACTAATTAAGAAAAAGCCAGTCAATAATTTAATCACATTTCGAGCTTCTTCCGGCATTGATTTGAATGTATCAAAGATTCCGCTTATCGTTGTAATCACTGTATCCGCAATCCCGGTTCCTGTTTTTACAATGCCTCCCAAAAAACTTTGAAGCCATTCTGAGTTGTCTGCTAGCATTCCCCAGAATTCTCCACGAGTTTCCCTCATAAGTCCGCCTACATACTCATAAATGTCCCCGATTCGATTTTGTGCGGAAAGAATTTTCCCTTCAGGAGTTTTCAAAAATTCTGCATTTTGCTCTCCAACGTTCATTTTTACTGCTTCTACCAATGCCGCTACTTTTTCTTCCTGTTTCCCTGTTTTAATCATTTTTTCTTGATATTCTGTTAGAGTAATCCCAGCTTTTTGTAGAATACCAGTCTGACCCAACAGCCCTTTGGCTAACATATTAGCCACACCGACGGCATCTTGTCCCGTTCCTTTCAAGCCTTTTTGCTGTACGATGACATCTTGCATCGCTGGCATCAACTTCTTCAAACTTTCTTCTGTTAAGTTATATGTCGCTAACTGTTGAGCTCCTGCTAGTGTTACCTCGTCCCCTACGACTCCAACTTTTTGCAATTCAGAAGCATAATTCTTAATACTTTCAATTTGTTCATCCCTAAAATTTTGCCCTTTTAAAGTGGAATATAGCTTGGTTTCCTGTTCAATCTGAAAGTTGCTTGCCTCAATTGCTTTATTATATTGAGCAATTAAAGTATTGACTGTAAAATACCCTGCCGCCATCTTAAATAAGCCGTTGTCTGTAATAGATTTCAAAGAGGAAAGGGAGCTTTTTACTTTTTTAATTTGGGAATCAACGGCTTCAAAGCCTTTCCCTTTTAAATAGCTCATAATATCAATGCTTAACTTTCTAACTGCCATATCTTTCCTCCAAATAATCTATCAATCGTTCAAAGTATCTTCGAAGCTGTGTCACTGTGTAATTTTCTACAGCTTCAAAGTTTTTTGTGTATCCGCTTAGTGCCATCACCATATATTCCAACGATTCGGCACTCTCCTGAATTTGATTACAAGCTACGAAACGTGTCCCTGATTTTTATCAAGTAGATCATCTCCCCCACTTGCTTGAACACTTCTGCTCCCATATCTACAAGTTCTTTATATTTAAAATCGTTCACATTTTTTCCTAGCTTTTGTAGAAATACTTCTGCTACATAAGCCGTATTTGTCTTATTTTTCCCAAGTGCAACAAACAACTCTTGAGCCAAATACAAGTCTTTTTCGCCATCTTTGTTTTTTAAAGATAGCTCTAAATCTTTGTATTTTATCGTATCAGGAATATTCAGAAATTCTGTCATATCCGGATTTTCTCCTGCCGGATATTTTAATATCTCTTTGCAATACCCCACCAACTCTCTATCATCAAACTTTTTTTCTAAGTCTAAGATATATTGTGTCGGTTGCTCCACTAATGTGATTTTATGCCCGTTTATTTCCAATTCTTCTCGATTTTGCATCGTTCCTCCTATCCTTTTTTTACTTTCCTAATTTATTTAATTTTTCCTGAATATTATCTTTCTTTTTACATATCTGAGAGTTCTTATGAATTACTTTATATTTCTCCGGTGGTTCTATGTATAAACCTCGTAAAAATGGGACAATTCCGATGAAAAAAAGTAATATATAGCACTTTAAAAATAGTCTCATGAGCCACCTACTTTATATAGTCTAAAGCAGGCTTTAAGTTGATTGCTCTTATTTGCCATTCCCTTGATTTTGGTGTTTTTTCTGCTGTCAAATCTGGAATTTTAATAAAATGTGCTTTACTTGCACGAGATCCAATATCTCCATTGAAATTCCTGTCTACCACAGCTACATCAAATTCTTTATCTGATGAAGCTAATTGTGTAAACATAATATTCAAAGGACTTTGCGAAAGAATTTTTACAGTAATAACCGCATTTCTGTTGTTGTTTTCTACCGTTACATTATCGCCGTCTGTTCCTTCGATAACTTGTCTAAAGTCTTCATCATAAGCGATGCTATATTTCATATCTTCTGCATAATCATGAACTCGAATTCCTGCAACAATTAGATCGCATTTATTCGGATTATATTGATAATGATTTCTTGCCATCTTCCCCTCCTAGTTATACTGCGAAAAATAAGTCCATTTTAATTTCTTTAATTCCGTACGTGTAATAGCATGTTACTTTCACACCGGTGTAAATCCCCTTCAAAATGTCATTTGCAGGAATATCCGCTACATCAATGAGCCTGACATTCGTTTTCCCTTCTGCCAATGCTCCCATCGCTTCAAATTGTCCCGTTCTCTTTAAAATGACAGCTTTTAATGTAGAAGTATCATAAAAAGTTGGTTTTGGTGTTGCCTTTAACCATAATGTAATATCTTCTTCTAGTCTGAATTTTAGAGCTTTTGCACAGTGAATGAAATCAATACTGTCTCCGCTTACTGTGACTCCTTCTGCAAGTCCTAACTGCCCTTTCATTCTTGCTTGATAATTACAATTTAACCCTTTCAAAATCCCTTGTTCTGCTCCACTATACCCTGAGTCTACAGCTCCATTGATAAGCTTATTCGCAATTAAAATCGAACCCGGAAACTGCGGAATCGCATATCCTGCTACGCTTGCATCCTCTGTTTCTTCATTCGAAGAAAATACAAGGGCTGTCGTATCTTGTGTAATTGCTTGTACTGAATTCTTCAATGAGCCTCCAACTTCTGTACCTTTCAAAGGTGTAGCAAACAACATTTTTTCTCTCGATGCAATCTCTTTCGAAATCAATGCGATTTTTTCTAAATCTTGTTCGTCTGTAATTGTCCCGAACCAATCATTTGTAACAGAGTTGAATAAATCTGCATATTCATCTCCGGATACTTTTTTCCCAAACACTAGGATTTCTTGAGCCCCTGCCGTGAAGGCTGCCTGAATTTTCTTATATAACAAATCGCTTTCTAAAAGTCCCGTGACATCTTTAATAGAAGTGACTAGTTGTTCTTTCACTTCTTTTTTTGTCGAAAAAGCCCCAATCACATTCACAGTCGCTTGATTGACTGCTGTGGGCTTATGTACATTTAAAAAGACTATCTTCTTTTCTGCTCCTATTTTGATTCCCATGAAATGCCTCCTTTTAATTTTAATTCCAGTTCGACCTTTTCGACATGCTCGATTTCAGCGATATTTTCTTCTAAAGTTCGAACCATCATATCAAAGCTATATCGTTCCGTATAGCCGTCTTTTGTGTATTCCGAAATATCTATTAAATCCGTGATTTCTTCAATCACAAGTTCTTTTCTTTTCCTGTCAATCCACCATTCAGATCCCACGATGTGTGAGAAATGATTCCGAATGACTTCCACATCTTCTTCACTTTCCTTCTTCGATAAAGTGAATGTAAAAGTTATGGTGTGTCGATGGACTTCTATTTGTTGATATATCCCTTTATCCCCGTCTTTTCTTTCTTCGTATTTTTCAACAATACTATTATTCAAAGTTCTTGATACAATGCGAGGTAAAGTCTTTTCTTCACTGTGTTTAAAGTCAACCATTGACTTTATCTGAAATTGTGGGCGTATTTTCTGCATTTCTTTTAGTAGAACAACCTCTAATTCTCTATTCTTCATTTCTCATCAGCTCCAAAGAAAATTCATCAAAGTCTGCATAAATTCTTGGTAATATGTCCGTGATTTTATATTCTAAGCCCTCTACTGTGATAATGTCCCCTATTTGCAATTTATCTTTTTTAAAAGACTTCCCACTCAGTGTTCCAACGCTTCTTCCGCCGTCTTGCAAGTTAGGACTATTCCCTCGAAGTCTAGCTTTGTATATGAGCATTAAGCAATCAAATTCTTGAATGGTTCCTCTTGGATTGTCAATATTACCGGGAATGACTCTTTTTACTTTATACCTTTTCAGCTCTTCTTGAGCAAACTCTCTTAAAGTAAATTCCATTATTCGCTCCTTTCAATTTTGTATTTGATGCTTCGATATAACAGCTTCGTATCAATCAGAGGTTTTGTACTATTCTTTCTTTTTGCCGTTTTTTCATCAATAGCCGCAAAATTTCCATTGTCAATCATTTCCCGAACTTTTCGAACCGCATATCTACCTACATCTTCCAATACTTTATGAGCTGTAGATTTCCCGGAGATGATATTTCCTACCCCTATTTCCAATTTTTTCGCAAAATGTTCATAATGAGCATCGAAGGTAGATCGAAAGAAAGGACGAGATGGAAAGGAAACATTAAATTCTTCACTTCCATATTCCATAATCATGGCGATATAATCAACTGCGACTCCTGTTTTTTCATAAGATTTTTTGTCATCAATGTACACAATCAACTTCAATTTTCCTAACTCTTCTAACTCTTTCTTGATTCGCTTATACCCAAAATCCTCGTCCTTCATTCTTTCCCCTTTCTAAAAAGTTTTCTGGCTAAAACGCTTCATAATTCTAGCCGCCTCGACAGATGCAAAAGTAATCTCGCCGATTTTTTGGCTTCTGTCATAACTGACTGACATATCCCCAATGCTTTTCCCAGAAATCCCTTTTCCAAGCCTTTTTATATCCTCATTTCCCCCGTTCATCATAGCGTAAGCCTCTAACATCTGCACTCTTTGAATCAACTTCATAACTTCTTCGCCATCTCCTAAACGAGGGAAATTTTTCTCTCCTTGCATTCGACCATTTCTAGCCCCAATGACTTCGATTTTATCAAACGCTTGATATAGAGCTTTTTCTAGCTCTTCTTTATCTATCTCTCCATGTCTTGCAGTTAAGAAAGCTTGTGCTTCCTCAACTGTCACATATCCAATCATTTTTGTTTTCCTTTCTTTTTGTCTGTTTTTTCTACTTCCTGAATATCTTCAGAAGTATCCCCTGCGGCTTCTTCTTCCTCAGGAATTTCTTCTTTGACTTCCTCAATATTTTGGTTTTTTAATAACTCTTTAATTTCTTCTTTGTCCTCAATTTCTAAAATCCCATCGTGAAATTGATGATATTGATTTTTCCCTTTTACATACACACTAGCATATAAGATATGTCTTAATTTCATGCTTTCCTCCTATCTTTTCAAGTTTACAATCATTCCCATCGTATGAATATTTCTGACTTGTACAGAAAGTTCTGTCACAATCAACCCTTTCGTATTATCCCCAGTTTCTCCCATGTATTTATGAGATAATCCACGAAGAACTTTTGCTTCAATGTCATCATGATTCAAAATCATCATTTCATCTCCACGTAAATTAGTTGTCGGAATAATAGGAAGAGTCCCGAAATCTGTTGCAATATAAGTAGCTACAGCCCCCAAAGTATGTTCTGCTGGCGGTGCTTGGATGTAGTCTTTTAACAACTTGGAAATCTTTACCTTTTGAATTCCCGGAACATATAACGCATAGTTTCCACCGTCTACGTCTCCACCTACTTCAAAGATTTTTCGTAGAACATTTCCAATCATTTCCAAAGAAATATCTTGTCCCCCTGCATCGACTAACTGCCCTTTGACTAAGAAACGTTTGACTCCGTCCATTCCTCTTTTTGTTCCTTCTTCAAATTTTTTCCCTTTGATAATCGCTTTCTCAATCTTTCCTAACACAGTATCCATCTTTCTAGTTTGTTCCAATGTGTAAACATCCACTCCTCCAGAAGATGGAACATTAATTGCTTCAGAAGTTCCGGATACAGAAATTTCTTCCCGAATAATTTGAGTGTTGTTGTCGTAGTTTACACCCTTTTTATAGGTTGTTCCTTGAAGATCTGCTCCTTCAGCGATGTTATCGTTGATGAAAAAGATTTCTTCTCCAATTTTGTAAGATGCCGCTGCTGTCGTAGTTAATTGTGCTCTTTTCACTGTCAAAACATTTTCAGCAATATTTGAGATTTCAACGACTTCATCTCCAATTGCCGCCAAACATCCTTTTTTAAAGATAGAACCGTCTTCTACTGTGAAAGAAGTCTCTGAATTCGAAGAAACTGCTTTTGTCAAAATCGTTTGCGTTCCCTCAGAAGAGTAGTCTACCCAAGTTATTTTAGTTTGAGTTGCAGTTCCTAATCTTCCCAATGCAACTAAATTTAAATATAACGGAGCTCTGTTAGCGTTTGTATATGCCAACAAAGGTGTTAAATCTTCCTTATGTCCTACAATTCTATCCACTGTAATCATATCTGCCATTTATTATTCCCCCTTTTCTAATTCCGCTTTTTTGCTTAATAACAATGTAATTCTTGCCCGATTCATCATAGAGTTCCCTTTTTTCTTCAATTCTTCCAACTCCGCATTGACCTTTTCCAAGTCTGTTTTAGGCTCTGTTTTCGTGACCGCTGGTGGTGTACTTGTCCCTCCTGTTGCAGTTGGTTCAAACAAGTCCTTGTATTGCGTTTTTAGAGAATTCAATTGTTCATCTAAGCCTTCAATCTTATCTTCTTTGAATTGAATTTTAGAGAAATCTATCTTAGCCATCAGCAATTCTCCATATTTCACTCCTGAAAGAATTTTTCCAATCGCTAATTTCTTGACATTTTCTAAAGTTCCTCCTAAAACAAGTCCTTGTTTTAGCTCTTCCTCAGTGACCTCTTTTCCAAGCTTTTCTTTCAGAAAATTTTGTACTGCGGTAGCCCCAACTTCCTTCGTCATTTCCGGCTTTCCTGCTAAATATCCCTTGACTTCTTCATCTGTAAGTGGAGTTTTTACTTGCTTTTCTACCTCTTTTACAAATCCATTTTTAGAAAGAAATTCCTTGTTTTCTTCTTTTTTTAAATAGTCTATGACTTCTTGTTCATTTTCAATTGCCATTGTTTCCTCCTTTATTTTTTATTGATTCCGCCCAACAACGACAGCCAAACTCCTGTCCGGGTAAGATGTCTTCATCCACTCGAAAGATTTTGCCATCTTTTTCCACATGTTCCATCCGCACTCTATCATCTTGCATCGTGTGCCAGATATAGTACTCAATGCCATTTTCCAACCACAAGTCTTCTAACTGTGAAGCATAAATATTTCCCGCCTCATTTCTTGCCCAGAGCTCATTCCGTCGATTTGCCCATTCGTGAAGCTTGTTCATTTCTGCTTGTCCCAAAGTCCTATTTTTCTCCAACTTTTCAATCAAATGCTTTATATCATTGCTCGGAGCATAGTATCCTTTTAGCTCTGTTAAGAGCTTATTGATGTCCGTTTGTGAGATTTTTCCATCCATCATCCTGTTAAATCTATAATCCAGCGGAGCATTAAAAGATTTTAAAATCTCTTTGTATTGCTTCTCTTTGAAGTTTTCCATCTGTGTCGGGAATGTTTTAGAAAGCTCATTGACTCGGAGATAATTTTCCCGGATCCAGTATTTCGCTCCTGTCAAGTCCGGTCTCTTTAACTCTTCATCTGTCAAAGTTCGCCAAGACTCAAAAACATGCTTATTCGTAGCAATTGCCACTTTTGTTAAATCCTCTATGATTTTTTTCTTTTCTAAATTTGAAAATTCTATGTCCGGAAGCTCTGCAAGTTCTTCTTCTTTCATCGCCTCTCTGTACTTATTCAAAAGCTTCTTCGAATGAAATTTGAATACCCTTCGCAATTGCTTCTCTACATCATGGGGAAACAGGCTCTTCTTCATCTAAACCAAGCTCCTTTATCAATTCATCTCCTTGTTTTTTCAATAATCCTGCTACTCGTTCTTCTGTGTCAATCTCTTGTAGTATTCGCAAAGACTCTATCAATTTTGTTCGATACGATAAATCTGTTTTCACTCGCCTAAGTTCATCTTCTACGTTAATATCTGCAATATTGACATATTTAATCGCACTCTCAATACTTAGTATTCCTGAGCTAATCCCCTGTACTGCTATGAGTATCTTTTCTCCTACTCCCAATGAAAGAATATCTTTTCCAGTAATTATGACCTCTAATTCTTGATGATATAACTCTTGATAGCCCCATTTGATAACTTTTTCAAAGCCTGTAAACACACGATCCCTTTTAGCTACTACCGTTGAAATTGTCCTTTCCATATCCCGCCTTTTTGCTTCCCCAGATGCGGAAGAACCATTTTTATTGAGTCCAAACGATTGTTCATTTGTTCCGGTATTTTGATAAATCTGCTCAATGATATTTTTCCGATGAGCATTCCATTCTTCTGTTTTCGTGTTCATCTGAATTTGCTTAATTTCCTTGTCCTCCGGCTCTACGATGACAATTCTATCCTTTATTTTGATAGCCAAATTCCCTTCCTCATCGTATTCCAAAGCCCCATCTGGGAATTGTAGTAGCGGATTCGCTACTTTATCAAAAGCCTGACTTGTTAGAGTATCACCAATCACAAGCTCCCGATTGTGGATGACTAAGTCTTCTACATAGTCGCTTCTGTGAAATAAATTATGAATTTCAACTACCTGCCAATTTTCATATTTTTTAATCCACCCTAGTCCATCTTGGACGGCTCCATATTCTCTTAAATCAAGCGGATAAGGCATTTCAGATAATCCTTCTTTTTCTATCTTGTATTTCCGATATTCCGTTTTTCCTTTTTTGTAGATTTCTGTTGTTAGTACTTTTTTCTCTTCTTCAAAAACAACATAGTAATCTACTAAATCACTGTTCAATTGGCTTTTTACAGCAAAATATTGATGCGGTGGAATGATGTCTATATAGAATTTTCCATCTACAATATAGCCTTTTAAGAGTAGTTTTCCTGCATAGCTTTGAATCGCTACCGCTTCCGCCGTCTTATCTTGTAAGTCAATTTCTTCTAATATTTTTTTCTTTTCCTCTTCGATAGAAATGGTTGGCTCTGTATTAGAAGCCAGTTCTGCATATAGCTTAGTCACTGCTCCCAATATATTATTTCCCACAACCAAGTCCTTGAACGGTCGATAGACTCTTTCCAAAATCCGCCCGTTTCTGTTAAATTCAGCGTATTGGTTTTTATCATTTAAGACTCCCATGTATTCCAATTTCACTCTCTTCAGAACGTCTTGATAAAAGACTTCGGAGGATTTTCCTGCGAAAAGCTTTTGATTCCGGCTATAATTCATATATATTTCACTGTTTCTATGCTTTCGATACGCCTCAAATATCTCTTGCATTTTGTATCCCCCTTTAAAATCGTTTTTAAGCCCTTTGATGTTTCACTTCAATAAAATGTACCATAAACCATTTCAAATGATTTTTGAACGCCCATTGAACGGCGACAGCTATATCACAGACCGCTTGGACGACTAAACTTTTTACTGTTTGCCTCTCTCCTCTTTTTCAAGTCTCCTTCAAAAGCATATCGGGTAGCATCTATTGTGTGATTGTCTATGTCCGCTAACCTTGCCACTGTCTCTCCATATCTATCAATGTCATAGTCGGCTAATTGAAACTCTCTAGCGATGTTAGGAGTTCGCTCCGGATCTATATATATCTCCATTTCTCCCAGCCATTTTTCTCCGCTCTCTACGCTTCCTTTTCCTTTTTTTGCACTGTAAGCTCGTATTCCATAACTTCGCAAATCGGCAACAGATTTTGGCTCTGCACTATCACAAGTCACCGTTTCATTTCTTTTAATCTGCTTTTTAATTGCTTTCGCAAGCACTTCATTTGATTTCTGTACTCCATAGAATTCAGAAATAGCATAAATCCTCTTTCGCATTCGGTCATATCCCCACCTTACAAATGCCACCGGATCCACTGCATATCCCCAGTCCACTCCATTTCTAAAAGTGTCAAGTGTTCTAATAAGTGAGTCCGGAATTTTTCCAATATGCAAGCGTGGGAAAGGGACAACTCCTCCACCAACTGGCTCTCCTAGATACTCCCAATCGTAACCAACTGGATCTTTCTTCTTTTTTTCCTCTGCTTCTAAAATAAATTCTTCTGAGAGATATGGATTATCTGTATAGCAAGAATGATGAATAAATGAGGTTTCTTGCTTTTGAATCACTCCATATTTTTTGTTAATCCAATGATGCCGTTGTTTTGGTGGATTGTAGGATAAAAATCCTTTGTACTTTAAATTGTCTGAAATTTTTCCTCGCAAAACTGATTTTATGACAATTTCAATTTCTTCTTCTGTTAAAAATTCTGCCGCTTCCTCGATCCAAAAATATGCGATTGGAAAATCAGCAGTTTTCATAGATTTTCTTTTATTCGGATCGTCTACCCCAAAAAATAAAAATTTATTCATTCTAGGAGCATAAATGATTTCCATAGGGGATACTTTAAAAATAAAGTAATCTTCTACCCCTAATTCTTGCACTGCCCACTTGATTTGCTCATACACGCTTGTTCTTAGAGTATCGGCTACTTTCCGAAGTACAACAATATTGACAGCCTCTCTCATCAGAGAAAGTACTAAGATAAGAGCAATATGAGAAGACTTTGCAGATGCCCGTCCACCTTGACATACATATCTTGTATATTGAGAAGAACGCCATGCTGTATATAGATTATGAAAGTTTGGAAGTAAAATCTTACTAATTCTCTTCACTTTGTGATTTGTCAAATCCATCTTCTTTGATGTCATCTATAAACACAACTCCCTTCTCCTCTTCATTTGCCTCTAACATTGCTTCTCTCTCTTTTCTAGCGTCCATTTTTTCTAAGACATTGGCAATTTTAATCAAAGCATCTGCCGCCTTTGGATTTTGCAATAAGTGAGGATTTTCTATGATTTCAAGCAAGTTTTTCTTATGTGCTTCATCCAACAAGTCAGACATGTCATCTGTCGTCATTTGTGCGATTTTACGAGATTGCTCGAACTCTTCTTTATATTGCTTTATCCATCTGTATATCGTCCCTGTCGACTTTTCTAATAACTTTGCGATTTCTTCCGCACTCTTGCCTTCGGCGTACAATTTCTTTGCTCGAATTTGCTCAACGTTCACAGAGCCTCCCCCTTCCTTTCTTTATTCTTCACTTATATTGTGCCTTTCTTTCCGTTTTTTCATTCGGAAAACTCGAAAAATTCCACAAAAAAGAAAAAAAGACGAGATTTTTATTTCTCGTCTTCTTTATATTAACTTATTTTGATTTTCTAAAATGCAACTAATAACTTGCTCCAATTGTTCCTTTGTCAGCGTATTTGGGAGCTTTTCTAAATTTAAACCTTTCCGATAGTACTGTAACGCAATCCGGATATTTTCAAAGTTCCAAAATTTGCTTCTTAAAAAATCCACAAATTCTTCTTCTTTGTCGTCTCCCTCTTGAAAAATGACTCTCGCCATTGCCCGATATTGCCGTCTTTCTACTTCTCCCGTCAATAGATTTATGCCTCTTTTATGACGCCTGTCACAGACATAATATCTATTGTTATTACAGTCTACAAAGCCGCAATAGCAGCTCTCTCTTCCATAGTACATCGTGTAATAGATTCGATGTACCTCTCCTGCTGACCACGAGTTCACATGAAACCGATAG